ATACTTGATCTCTGGTGATTGATCTTTCTCTTCTGCCATTATTCACCTCTCGTGTGCATCATCTGGATCTGCTCCGGTGAAGCCTTCGTTACGCTAGTCATCTTGACCTTTATGACGCAGTACTCTGGACAAGATCCGACTCTCTTTCCCTTCCTGTTCACTATGTTCAGAACGTGAGGAGAGAACTTGAAACTTAGATTCTCGATGTAGAAGTCTAGCGGAAGGGATGGAGCTTTAGAGTTCCAGAGGATCTTTCCGTCGTCATCGTAGACTTGGAAGCAGAATGTTGATCCGAGTCTCGAACCGACTCCCATGACTCCGTCGACTATCTCGTTGAGTCCTCTCAGACCTCGCATAGTGGATTGACCGAGAGTAACGTCTGACTTGAAGAGTCCGTCTGCCGAGTGCGCTACGTTTCCGAGACCGTTGAGAATCTTTCTTCCGTTGTCACCCTTCATGTTGTCAACGATTCCGTCAATGTTGTCTTTGAGAATCTTCGTAGAGAACTTCTCTGGCATCATGCACTTCTTTCCGAGCTCTAGCCAGTCCCAGAAGTTGCTCATCTCGTAGCCGTGGAAGGACAGAACTTCACTCATGTTGTCTCGGTCTTGTCTAAGACCCTCCACGTGAGCTCCGTTGACACCGCCTCTTATGACTGGATATGCGACGAGCTCGAACTCGAAGTCGAGATATGCATCTTTGCTGAGCTGTGCGCTGAGCTGCGTCCACTTGTCTGTCATTATCGGTGGATTGTAGTATGGACCTCCCAACATCTGAACAATCTGTGCTGGAATGCTGTCTCCGCCACCAGCGAAAGTCTTAAGCTTTCCAGTGATCCACTGAGAGTTAGAAGCGTCCCAGTTGCCCCAGTCCGTTCCGTAGGAGAATCTAGGAAACTCTTTGATGTAAGCGAGAAGCGGAGCATTGAGATTCTCTTTAGCCTCGTCGCTGAGAGGCTCGATTCTCAAAACGCCAAGCTTGGGCTTATTGTCCCATAATACTATCTCTTTCTCGCTCATCAGTCACCACTCAGGTTAGCAATCTTAGAACCGTCAGAGCCGCTCTCGTTTGATCCAGTCTTGTTCATTATCTGGTAGAAGTTCTTGAAGGCGTCAAAGCTCGACTTGAACTCAAGGAGCGCTCTCTTGATCTCTTTCGTCTCAGACAGAATGTAGTCAGAAGCTGCGCTGCTCATCTCTGTGTTCACAGTGTCCTTCACTTCTGTAACTCTGTCGTTAGCGGATGGAACATTCTTCAGCTCGTGAACTGCTTCTACGAGCTTTCTCAAGTTGCTGTCAAGCATCCTATTGAGAGATTCTTGACCTCTTACGAGAGGCTTCACAGCTTCAGCGAAGACATCGACTTTGATCTCTCCGTTCTGATTGTCTTGTGTGTAGCCCTCGATTCTCACGTTCAGTGTAGACTTGAGAAGAGATATGACTTCGCTCTGGAATGCTTGTTCCTTCACCTGTGCTCCAGTCATGTTGTCTGACTGCGGAGCAGAGACGAGCATAGCGCTCATTCTTCTCGTGCTGTCTTGGATCGCAGCGTTCATCTTCTCGATGGAGTCTGCTACGTCCCTTCCGATGTCGAGAGACTTCAAGCTCATTCCGAGCTGTTCAGCTTTAGCGCTCATCGCGTTAACTGCTGTGAGAATTCCCGTGAGCGGAGTAACGATCGAACTTCTTGAGGATTCAATCGACTTGACGATCGGTGTGCTGTCGAAAGTCGGAGCTTCTCTCTTTGGCTCTGGAGCAGTCGGAACGCTCTGTCCGAACACTAGACCTTTCAGACCACCCTCTGCGATAGATCGGACAGAGTGTGAGATGTCTACGACGGCATCAACGAGCTTGTTGAAGATCACTACCACTCCACCGACGATCAGACCAACTCCAGCTATGATGGGTATTGCGAGAGCTACGCCGACATTCACTGGATTCGACCAAGCCTTCAAGAATCCTGCAGCGTTGTCGAGAACGAGACCGAGCTTCTTTTCGAGTTCCTCTGGAATTAGCTCCTGAGTTCCCGCAATAGGCGTGTTCTGAACGGTCTTCTGGACTGGAAGATCACTGAACGCCACTACGACACGATCTGTGTTGCTGTCTGCTGTCTTAGCGATAGTGTCAGCCAAGAGCTGCGTAGCGTTGATCATCGTGATGTTGTTTCTGAAGACCTGAGCTTCGATTCTGCCGAGTCCGTCCGCCAAGTGAACATCCATGATTCTCAGAATGTCTCTTGACTCAGTGATAGCGTATTGGACTTGGACAGAGGCTAGTCCGTATTCACGGCTAGATCCTCTGTCTTGGATAGCCTTCTTGATCTCGTTAGCGCTGAAAAGCACTGCATCTTCGATCTCGTATGCAGCATTCTTCAGTTCTTCTAGCTTCTTTACGCTGTCGTCCATATCTCACTCTGTGCTTTATGTGTTATTTATAGTAAATCTATCGCTTATAGACGTTTTTAGACGATTTACGGCCTCTACGGTATAACTATACCACGCAACCCTTAAACCGTCTAAAAACCGGCTTTATGCGTCGTTACGGAGCTATCTCGGCTTCGTGCTTAGAGAACCAGTATGCTTCGATCTTCTCGTTGTCGCTGTTGAGGAAGTCCTTGCGGCCAGAGTTGGTGTAAGCGTCCTCGTCCTTCGACAGCCGAGCGAAGTCGTAGCGGTCTGTGAGGCTTCCCTGATAGCTGCGTGAATCCTTGTCGTAAGTGTTCGGATCTCCAGCGTAGTTTCCAGAGATTCCGATGACTGACTTGTACTTGTCGGCGTGCTCTGCTGTCCAAGCAGAAGTGAATGTCCAGTAGCCAGGGCTGTTCGAGAAGAACTCGTGCTCGTGACCCTCAGTAGGCTCGTAGACTCCGAGATTCGGATCGTCCTTGAATGCTCCAACTTCTTTGATGATTCCGTTCGTGTAGAGAGGATGCTTGAGAGCAGCGTTCTTGTCCAAGTAGAACTCTGGATTCTCTCCAGATGTTCCGCTGAGGGTGAACTCTGCTGTCTCTGCTCTGAAGACTGCGATCGACGGATTGAGCGTAGCGATGATCTGGTCGATGATTGCGCCATCCATGATCTTCGTATACATGCATGTCTCGATAGTGATTGTGAACTTAGCTTCGACTTCTCTCTTCGCTTGCTCTCCTGGCTCTTCATCCTGATAGGAGATGTCTACGCTGTCCAGCTTCATCTTCACGTCTCTTCGAATGTTCATGAACCAGAACTCTTTGATGAACACGAAAGCGTCTGGATTGAATCGTGAAGTGACCTGCTCGATGATCTGGAACAGATCGGATAGCTTGTCGGCTTTAGCCGTGATCTCGATTCCCACGTTGTATGGAACTGGCTGTGTGTCTGACCAGAGAAGCTGCACGGCCCTCTCCTCGACTCCCTTGTTCACCAGATAGTCTTCATACCATGTTCTGATGGCGTTAGAGGATGCAGCTCTCAGATTGTCATACTGGAACGACGTGATCTTGTAGTACATGTTCGGCAGAGGAATCACGTACTCTTGTCCAGATTCTTGCTCTCTTCTGAAGTCGTGAGACTTAGCTCTCGGTCCGAACTTGAACGGAACTTGAATTCTCTTTCTCGGATAGCCGTTCTCGTCATATCGAATGACATAGAAGTCGTTGAAGAAGTTTCCGACTGCTATCATCACTGCTCTGAGAGTGTCAGCGTAGTAATATCCGACCGGATATCCGAAGTCTCCTCTGTCGTCAAGAGTAGCTTTCCAGAACCCGTGCTTGTCAGGGACATATCCGTCACTCTTCCAATTGCTCTCTACCATGTGTTCTCCTTTGGCTATATATTATTTATAGAGGAAACTGATGCACTTAGAACCAAACTACTGGAAGATCGAGTTCAGCAAGCTGCCCAGCTATGGAAAGCAATATCCGCCTGACGCTTCTATGAGATTCAGATGCTTGAACATGAGAGATTTGAAGTATCTGTCAGGAATGAATCCGAACAACGCGCACGACATGGTCAACGATCTGGTTAAGCGTGTTCTGGTACTCGACAACATGGAGCTGTCTGACGTTCTAGCGATGGACAGACTCTCTATCATCTTCTACATAAGAACTAACACCTTCATGCTCTCGAACGGCTACCAGACAGAGTTCACATGTCCGTTCTGCGGTGCGAGAGTGAGGTCCGACTTCAAGATGTCTGATCTCCACGTGAAGAGAATAACAGAGTCGAAGCTTGGAACCTGTAGAGTCGAGGGGATAGACGAAGAGATCAGCTCAGTCTACAAGAAGTTCTACGATCCAGTGCACAGAACTGGAGATCCAGAAGTCGATGACATTCTCAACTGGACGAACATAGACCAGATACTCAGAGGAACTGACAGCGAGATGAAGGACGCAGTGGAGGGTCTCTTGGCACCTGACTACGCTAAGCTCCGTCGTCTCGCTAACGACGCTAAGTGCGGAATTCTCAGCTATGCAGATCTATCTTGCACTCAGTGCAGAAGAGAGCTGAGAGTGGGTGTGAACATCTCTGACGACAACCTCTTCAACAAGGTCAGGATGTACACGATGATCAAGAACCAGATACAGGTCAGCAAGTACTGCGGAATCGTTCTCACAGACGATATGCCATACAACGAAGTAGAGCTGACGATAGGAATTGTCAACGAGCTTTCTAAGAAAGAAGCTGAAG